ATCGAATACGACTTACCACCACCTGCTGCTCCTCCGTATAGTACCTCTTGTTCTGTTGAAGCTAGAAACTTAGTTTGTGGACCTGGGTTAGGTTCAAATATGACCTCTGGTTTGTCCACAGAAAGGGCATCGTTCTCCAGGTTCGAGGGAGAGGTAGTCTTCTTCTTCGTTAAGATCTCTGGTGTTTCTACCACCAATTCTTTTTTCTTCGATCTTCTGGCTCTTCCTTGCCGCTTCTTTATATTTTTTGGCATACTGCTTGTAGTTCGAGGAAGCTCTACGCCTTTTTTCTTCCATTCTGACACGTTTGTATAACCCTACATGTGATATTTCTCTACCAGATTCTTTAGATAACCAAGCTGCTACTTTCCTAGTGCTGTACTCTTGAAGAAATAGTTTAGCTTTTTCTAGTAACTCTAACTCTTCAGGGATCGGTAGCAGTAAGTCTGGATCTGTTTCATCTTGTTTGTAACCAAAGGGTACGTGTCTTCCTACTCTTACGACAGGATACCACTCTCCTAGTTCCCCTTGTAGTGGTATCTGCCAGTCAACTTTGGTTGGGTGGTCTGCTGTTGTAGCTCTTTTACTCATCTTCTTTCGCAGGTAAAATAAATAAAGGTTCTGATGTCTTTACTTCTACCTTATCTGTTTTAGTAAATCCTGCACGATCTAATATATCTTTAGCTGCTAACATCTTTTCTTTTACACCTAGATCAGTAGGATCTTTCATAACAGAAAACATTGTGTAGGCTGCTTTGGTTGAAGACTGTGCTATAAACTTTTTTGTAACGTCTGCTATCTCATCTGTCAGACTGTTGACAACAGAAGTAGAGGCTACACTGTCAGCATACCCTGCTAGTTTCTTAGCCTGTACAGGATCTCCTTGTGCCTCTTCAAACAGCACGTCTAAGAACTTCTGTTGTTTTTCTGTTAAGTTTCTTGCCATTATGCCACCATGTAAATTATAAAACTTAGAGTGCCTATACCTGTTAAAAGAATAACACCTGATATACTCCAAGTAATTATTGCTTCAATCATTTCAGCTTTACGGTACTCTTGCTCTTTCTTTTGTTTGCGTATTCTACCTTCAGTCGCTACCAGTTCATCCCAAACGGATGGTCCATACGTAAAACTAATCCAGTCTTTTAGCTCCTGACGCATGGCCTCTGCTTTCTTTTTAGCAGTAAATATCTCTAAGGCTTCTGCTTCAACAGAACCTCCCATAGCTTTCCACCAAGGGGGGTTCTTATTCTTTTGTTCTAAGTAGGCTAGATCGCTCATGCTACTAGCCCACTGATTTAGTTGACCACCCATTTCCTGAAGATCTTTTCCAAACTGGAAACCTTTCTTCAGTGCATTGAACGCTACGGTAGCTCCACCGATAATTGTTACTGGGTCCACGAGCCTCCTCCCAAAGTACTCCTATGATCAATAAAAAAACTAAGTGTTTCTTTCAGAGTGGTCTGCCTGTAAGTATGGCTCTCTCTATATCAAATCTACCAATTCCTAGATCTTTTAATTCCCTGTCAGTCATCTTTTCAAGTTGTATACGTGCAACTTTACGTCTAGCTGACTCTGCTCTTGCTTCTACTAATCTGCTGAATATTCTTTTAAACATTATCTATCCTCTGTTTGTGTTAGCCCTAACTGGGTGAGGATAGTTATATTCAAGTAGTTATATCATAGTAGTGACAAATATGCAACTCCGTTATGACTTACCTGTTACCTTCTTTATTACTTTAGTTGTCCAAGCTTCGTTCTCTGGGGTATTAGGATCATCAGCTATGTAGTGACCTTTCTCGTTACGAGCACGAACCATCTCTACTTCTTCTACTTCAGCATCTTTAACAAAGTCTAAAATAGTAAAGATAGAAACAGAGTCATCTTTAGTTGTCCAGTCACCGTTAACTTTCTGGGCAATCACTTTGTTTTTATCTGATAAAACTTTATCACCTTTTAACTTCATCTTCTAGCTTTCCTTTTAGCCATACCACCTCTAGATTTACCAGAAAAACTCATAGGCTTACCTTTTTTGTTTGTTACAGGTTTTTTCTTTTTAGCTGCCTTTGCAAGATTCATAGGATCTTTACCCTTTTTAATTGCATCTGCAACTTCAGACTTTGTCATAGAACCAACAAGAACTTCAACCTTTATACTACCTGAACCTGGACGCACTTTAGGTTTAATAGGTTTAAGTGGTTTCTTGAGATCTTCTGCGTATACAGCAGCCATTACTTTACCATCTTTATTTGTGTAATAAAGTGACCCTGCTTTCTTAGCTGCAGCAATACTTTTGTATTTACCTGCATTCTTTTTGGCTTCTTTAACAGACAAACCTTTTGTTTTAAGTTGATTGTTTAAATATTTTTGTAGTGTTACAGCCATTGTTACTTACCTCTTCTGGACATCCCACCGTAGAACATTCCTGTCTTACGCATGTCTACCATCTTACCGCCTTTAGCGTAACCTTTTTTCTTAGGCATACCACCTTTTCTTAAATTTACGCCTCTGCCTTTTAATATATCTGCTTGGGTAACTTTACCGTCACCTGTTAAGTCTGGAAATTTTTTAGCCATACCGCCCTCATTTGCTCTAAATTTTCTTGTTTTCTGTGCAATCTTTTTAGGTTGCTTTACAAATTGCTTACCCTTTGCTTTGCCTTCTCGTTTAGCTTTTGTAGTTGCTGCATACTCAGCAGAAGACAAAGATTTTATAGCAGCTTCAGGCAAGTATCTTTCCCCAGTCTTAGCACTAGGCTTTCCACTCTTTGTGCGCCACTTTTGTTTTGTCCAGTTTTTTAAACTTTTCTGAGGGGCTTTCATTATCTGTAGCCCCCACCCTTGGCTTTGTATTGTTTTGCCAACATCTGTGCTTTTCTCGCAGACCATTGTCCAGGTGAACCACCTTTTCCACCTGCTTTGATACTGTTGAATAGGTTTTTACGCATAGTTGGTTTAGTGTAATTACCTGCTTTGTTGACCGTACTACCACCTTTGGACATCCCAACTGCTTTTTTCAAAGTCTTTGCTTGACCTGCATGAGTTTTAGAGGCTTTGCTTAAACCTTTAATTACTTTCTTTACTTTATTCTTATTTTGTTTTGATAAAGCCATGTTACTACCCTGTACTAGAAAACAACCCCACTAGCTTTTAGCAGGGTTGTTACTTTTTATGAAAGTACTACTTTAATAGTTACGTTATCACTGGTTGCTGCTAAGATATTCATTATAACAGCGTCACCAATACCATCAGGTATTGCAAGAGTGTAATTACCTGCTTCTAATTCTAAATCGTTGTCACCACAGTTTGCTTCTGCAGTACCAAAGTTAATTAGAAACTCTTGGTCAGCGTGGAGGTGTACAACTTTAAAACCAGTGCAGGTAAAATGTTTTGTGTTACTTGCTGTGTTATCTACGGTTTGTTTTGTTTGTACACTCCATTGTAACGTATTAGGTTGGAATGTGCCTACGGAAGTTGACATTTGTTATCCTCCCTTTAAAATACTGAGTATTCTAGCTCAACAGTAAATCGTCCTGCACTAGCATCAGCATTTAACGTAGTAGTAGTAAATGCGTACAAGTTTTTACTTGCGATAGCAGCAGTTATGTTAGGAACAAATATGTGATAGTTACCTGCTGTATCATTAAAGTTTACATCAATCTCAGTAATTGACTGTGTGGCACTTAACTGTTCGTTAAATGATGTCACCCCTGCGCCTACAATCTCTGTGCCTGAAGAGACAGCAGAGTTAGTAGCTGTGCCTGAAGTAGCACTAAGAGATAAACCACCTGCAAGTGTTTGACCTGCAGCAGTTGTGATACCTATCAAAGCCCTGTGAATAAAGAACTTAGTTGGTGTTACAATACTTGAGGGTGAAGATGTGTCTAGAGCACCTAGTTCTACTAGAACGTCACCGTCAGCATATGCTGTGTCTGTGTCTGTTGCGGCAAGGCTTCCTACAAATGTTTGGATCTTACGTGTTCCAAATGAGTGTACTAGACCAGTGCCTGTGATTCCTGTACCGAAGGTTACATTTTCTTCGTACTCTTCAATACCTTTTGTAAAAGTAGTTGTTGACATAAATATATTCCTTTCGTGGTTTTACCACTTTGATAGATTAAAAAATGTGTGGGTTGACCACTTATAGTTATTATACTTTAACTAGCTTATAGCCTTTTGCTTTTGCTGCGGCTCTAATTTTTGCTAGTGTCATTTGAGCACCACCTTTAGCCATGCCCTTTTTCTTCATTGTGCCGCCTTTAGCGTAGCCCTTCTTTTTCATGCCACCCTTTGCGTAACCTTTTTTCTTCATGCCCATTTTACCGCCACGAGCCATACCTTTTTTCTTCATCATCTTTTTCATCATAGTTACTTTTCCTTATATAAATTATTAAAGACACGTTCCGTATCCCAAATGTATTCAACATCTTCTTTAGAGTTAAAGATGTTCTGATTAGGTTTAAAGTCTGGTGCACCTTCGCCAGTCTCAAACCAAGCAGGGTGAGTTACTCTCACTCTATTATTGGGTAACGCAACCATGTTACCTGTGTACTCTCCTGCATCTAACAACTCCAGAACGTGTGACTGTTTGTGTTGTGCAGGATCATCTGCTACTTCGTTGTCGGTATAGTCAACAGTGAAGTAATACTTTGCAGGGTAAAACTCTCCATCTACTTTTGCTATCCAAGGAGCAGGAGAAGCCCTTTCTATTTTATATACTGAGTGTGTATGAGACATACAATCCCAGGGTTGTGCTAAATATGGTGGTAACTCTGTAGGCCATTCCTCTAAGGGGGTATCTGCCACGAGTGCTGTAAGAGGCATTCTTGCCCACATTGCACCACCATGTATATTCTCTTCATCTTGATCGTCTGATTCACAACCTGTAAAGATAACTTGAAAACTTAGTGTTCTGTTTGGCATCGTAGTCACTGCTACTAC